TGCCAAAAGAACAAATGACTAAGACAACTAATTACGTAGGATGCCCTCTGCACGGTAAACATAATGCCACCGTAGTCATAGGATCTTACGATAATCTGAATGAATGCATGGAACATTCGAGCTATGAGAAGCGTAGCGGAGTGATAAAACAAAGAGATAAATAAGCGAGGTGAGAGCTTTGGCCAAGCAGCCTAATGAAAAAGTTGAAAAGGCCAGGAGCCTATACCTTGCCGGTCATAAATTAATCGATATAGCAAATGAATTAGAAGTGCCTCCTGGAAGTGTACGAAGATGGAAAAGTGTATACAAATGGGATGGCGAGCGTTCGGATAATAACGAGCGTTCGGAAACAAAGAAAGAGCGTGTACCTCCTGCAGTGAAATCTGTAATGAATAACAAAAATCTCACAGATCAAGAAAAAGAATTTTGTCTACTATTCAGCCGATCTTTTAATGCAACTCAGAGTTATGTAAAAGCATTTGGAGCAAAGTATGAATCAGCTAGAAGGTTAGCAAGTAGACTTTTGACAAAAGATGACATTAAAGCCGAAATCGACCGTCTTAAAGAAGAACGGTATACCAGGGCTTATTTGAAAGCAGAAGACATCTTCCAGCGGTACATGGATATCGCATTTTCTGACATTGGAGACTATGTCTGGTTTGGCCGTGAGATGGTGCCCGTAATGGGTCCCTTTGGTCCAGTGCAGGAAACTTTAGCAGATGGTACCAAACAGACGATCATGAAAGAAATCAACTCTGTGCGCTTCCGTGAAGCCACTGAGGTGGATACTTCCCTCCTGGCAGAAGTTAAGCAAGGAAAAGATGGATCATCGATTAAACTGATGGACCGTATGAAAGCACTCGACTGGCTGGCCGATCATATTGGCATGGCTACAGAAAAACAGAAGCTTGAGCTTCAACTCCTTAAAGCTGACATTGACAGCAAGGCCGGCAATGAAGAAGAACTCTCGAAGTTGGACCTGATGCTTGCATCTATCGATACTGCAGCTTCTCAGCAGGGAGGCGATCAGTAATGCAGAAATGGTCAGTTAAACAATTAGATTTCTGGTTGAATGCTAATCAGCGCTGGAATATAAAATCCGGTGCAACTCGATCCGGAAAGACCTACATGGATTATTTTAGAATTGCAAAGAAGATCCGAGCCTGTAAAGGTCTGGGTCTTATTGTTTTGCTAGGAAATACTAAAGGAACCCTGGAAAGAAACATCCTGGACCCGATGCGAGAGATCTACGGGCCTGCCCTGGTAGGAACGATAGGATCAAACAATACTGTAAGGCTCTTCGGTAAGAAAGTTTACGCCCTGGGCGCTGACAAGAAGAATCAGGTGGCAAGAATACAGGGTGCTGCAATCGAATATTGCTATGGTGATGAAATAACGACCTGGTCAGAGGACGTCTTCACAATGCTTAAGTCCAGACTATCAACCTGGAACAGCTGCTTCGATGGAACGTGCAATCCTGATCAGCCTCAGCATTGGTTTAAGAAATTCCTGGATTCAAGTGCTGATATTTATCATCAACACTACACGATATTTGATAATCCCTTCCTGGATCCTAAGTTCGTAAAGAACTTATGTGAAGAATATGCAGGAACGGTCTACTATAACAGATTCATCCTGGGGCAATGGACCAGAGCCGAAGGAGCTATCTACAAACAGTTTGCTGCAGGTTCTGATAAATACCTTCTTAGTGTGGAAGAGGCCGTTAAAAGGCGCTACAGATTCATCAACGTGGGCATCGACTTTGGTGGTAATAAATCCAAGCATGCTTTCGTTGCGGGTGGGATCCCTGGTAATTATTCAGAGTACACCGCCTTGATGTCCGAGAAACAAGAACCTGCAGATCCTTTAACCTTGGAGAAGCAAGTAGTTGCTTTTGTGATTAAGGTTATCGATATCTTTGGCCATGTGGATTACATCTACTGTGACTCTGCAGAACAGGTCCTGATCAAGGGAATCATGAACGCATTGGAGAAGGCACAACTTGGCCATATATCCGTAAGAAATGCCCGAAAGGCTGAAGTTAATGATCGTATACGATGTGCTACTCGTCTTCACGGGCGTCATAGGTTCTGGTATACAGAATTAGCTACAACGGTCAAGGAAGCCATTGAGCAGGCTGTATGGGATGAAAAACAGCAGGCAGATACAAGACTAGATGATGGCTCCAGCGACATAGACACAATGGATGCCATGGAATATACATACGAGCGTGACATGAAGCGCTTGATCGGATAGAGGTGGAGAGAATGAAGATAAACATATTGGGATCTGAATGGAATATTGAACATAAGTCTAAGTCTGAAGACCCGCAGCTTGAGAATTGCGATGGGTATGCGGATTACTCAACCAAGACAATTATTGTTGAAGACTTTATCCCGGACGAGGATTCTCTAGCAAACCTTAAAATACATTCACAGAAAATTCTAAGGCATGAGATTGTTCATGCTTTTTTGTTTGAATCAGGGCTAGCAGAAAATGCTTTTGTACCATATTCGTCCTGGGCAAAGAATGAAGAAATGATTGACTGGTTTGCCTTCCAGGGTCCGAAGATCTACAAAGCCTGGCGCGATGCTAATGCATTGCAGGAGGTGTAAGAAATGTTTCAAAAGCTACTAACACTAATAAGGCAGGTGATCAGCAAGATGTTTCCAAAAGCAAATATGAGTGAGGCCTTACAGATTGACATTCCGGTATCGGATGAGATGTCGACTGCAATCGATCTGTGGCATCAGATATACATAAATAAATCTCCCTGGGTGGACGGAGAGAAGATCAAGAGCCTAAACTTAGGCGCTTCTATTGCCTCAGAGCTTGCCAGATTAACAACAATTGAGATGTCGAGCGAGATTACATCAGGAGGCAAAGAGGTCTCTAAGGACACCACAACGACTCCTGTAACATCTCCATTTGATGACATCAATGAGGACTATCAAAAGCAGGTCATTGACAAGCTGAAGGTCCAGGTAACTTATGCTGCAGCAAAAGGCGGCATGATGTTCAAACCTTATCTTGATGGTGATCGAGTTGTTGTTGATTTCGCGCAAGCGGATCAGTTCTTCCCTATCGCCTTTTCTTCTACTGGAGATATTACAGGCTGCATCTTCACGGAACGCAAGTACATAGGCGATAAAGTTTATACGCGCCTGGAGCTTCACAATCTCAAAGATACGGTCTACACGATCACCAACAGGGCTTACGTAGCCAAGAAGGAAGAAGAAAAGCTGGGTGCAGAAATATCCCTGACTGCTATTGATGAGTGGAAGGATCTGGCTGAAGAAGCCACCATCCGATTTAAAGATAAGGCTTATCCCCTTTTCGCCTACTTCAAGATGCCCCTGGCCAATACGGTTGATACCTCTAGTCCTTTAGGGGTTTCCGTGTTTAATGATGCTATAGAGCTGATGAAAGATGCAGATAAGCAGTATTCCAGAACAATGTGGGAATATGAAGGTGGAGAAATGGCAATTGAAGCTGGTCTGGATATGTTCAAGTCCGGAGAAGATAGCCTCCCTGAAACGAGAGACAGGCTTTTCCGTAAATTTGATACAGATATCTCAGATGGTAAGCCATTTTATGAGGTGTTTAACCCTACTCTCAGGGACGATAGTTTCTGGCTGGGCTTAAACAAAATACTGCAGCGTATCGAGTTCCAATGTGGCTTAGCCTATGGAACTTTATCTGACGTTCAGATGGTAGATAAGACTGCAGAAGAAATCAGATCATCCAAGCAGAGATCCTACAGTACAGTTGCAGATATCCAAAAGAGCTTACAAGTAGCGCTTGAACAGTTGGTATTTGCGATGATGGCCTGGAAAACCATAGGACAGGCAAACGGAAACAAAGGGATTAAAGAAATTACTGTTCCTGAAAATTACGATATGTCCTTCAGTTGGGATGATAGCTTAGTCGTTGATGAGAAGACAAGAAGAGCCATGATGATGACAGAAGTATCTGCTGGGTTAATCTCCGGTGATTACTACCTGAAGGTCAATTATGGTGCTACCGATGAACAGATCAAGGAGATGAAGGCGGTAGTCGCAATTGATGAGCCTAATCCCGAAGATAAGAACCTGGAATAAGGAGGTAAGAGTGCATGCTGACACCGGAATACCTCAAAACCTTACCTGATAACATGCTTCTGCTCTTCGAGAACATGGAAGACGACATCATCGCTGATGTTGCCAGAAGAATATCGAAGAATGTGGCACTTACTTCAACAGCTGATTACCAGATGAAGATCCTGGTGGAACTGGGCTACAACATGGATGATGTTAAAAAACGAGTGGCTGAAACCTTAAACATAGCAGTCATTGAGGTGGATAAGCTCATCCTAGATAGTGCGGAACTATCCTACCAGAGTGACATCGAACTTTATCAGTTGGGTCAAAAGTATCTACCTCCCCTCGCGGAAAACATAGCGATGGTGAAAATGATTGACGCCTATAAAAAGCAGACCCTTGACTACCTGGACAATCTTTCAGGAACCTTTGGATTCATTGATTCTGGAAAGTTCAAGGTAGTCGATTCGTTTTATCATGACACTTTAAACAAGGCTGTTCTTCAGGTTACAACTGGCGCCTATTCATATGATGATGCTATCCGCATGGCTGTAAAGGGCATGGGAGATCAAGGTATCCGAAGTATTGAATATGCATCCGGAAAGAACTTCACCATCGAACACGTCTCAAGGATGTGTACATTGACTGGGGTTAATCAGATTGCCGGGAAAATGTCAGAGATGAATGCGGACGATTTAGATCAGGACATCATGGAGATCACAGCTCATCCAGGGGCCCGTCCAACACATGCCTATTGGCAAGGACAACTTGTATCAAGGTCTGGCCAGATAGGTTATCTAACCTTGTCTGACATTGGCCACGGTGACGTACAAGGCTTCATGGGTGCAAACTGCAGACATAACTGGTATCCCTTCTTCCCTGGCATCAGTACACCAAACTGGACCAGAGATAAGCTGGATAATATCGATGTGGATCCTTTTGAATTTCAAGGGAAAACTTACAGTGCTTATGAAGCCTCACAGAAAATGAGGCAGATAGAGCGGACTATGAGGAAGACTAAGAAAGGCATGATCGCTTTTCAGGCTGCAGGTCTCGACAGAGATTTTCAGGCTGCATCGATAAGACTCAGACAGCAAAAGGATTTATACAAAGATTTTACTAAAACAGGAGGTTTAAAAGAACAGAACGTAAGACATCAAACCTATGATTATGGCAAATCCATCGCTCAAAAGGGCGTATGGGCTGAAAAGAAATCAAGAAAATAACAGGCATTGACCTGGGCAGGTCGCTTAAACTGCACCACTCTCCACCTTGAGAGATATAAAGTAAGGACCCTAATATGACTGAGAGAACAGTCGCTTAAATTAAATCGAAAAGGAGTAATGATCATGGATTTTTTAAAAACATTATTTGGAGACAAAGCACTAACTTTTGAGGAACTTAAGGCAGCAGTCGAAGCGAATGACAAGATCAAGATTGCTAATCTTAAGGATGGCGGATACGTGGCCAAAGACAAATTTGACACTGAAACCGCAAAGGCAAAGAAAGCCCAGGAAGATCTAGATGCTGCAAATGTAGCAATAGAGAAATTCAAGGGCATGGATGTTGAATCCATCAAAGCAGCTGCAGAAAAGTACAAAGCTGATTATGATGCTGCACAGATCACCCACCAGGCAGATATGGAAAAGCTTCAATTTGGTTTTGCTTTAGACAATGCACTGAAAACCGCTAAGGCCAAGAACACAAAAGCGGTCAAGGCTCTTCTCTCGGTCGAAGGTCTGAAACTTGATGGAGAGACCATCATCGGACTAAAGGACCAAATAGACAAAGTGGTCACTGAAGCCCCTTACCTTTTTGACGTTGAAGACAAAGACCCTGAAGATCCTGCAGTTAAATTTGTGAAAGGTGGAGGTGCTCCAAACAACAATGTGAAGAATCCATGGTTGAAAGAATCCCTCAACTACACGGAACAAGGCAGACTTTTAAGAGATGACCCACAAAAGGCCAAAGCCTACAAGGCTCAGGCAGGAAAGTAACAAAATAAAAATAAAATTTAGGAGTGATTATACATGGGAAAATTAGCAACTATTATCGTACCAGAGGTATTTAATCCTTACGTTATCCAGAGAACTGCAGAGCTTTCAGAGCTTTACAGATCAGGGATAATCGCCGCTGATCCAGCATTTGACAAACTGGCAACGGCAGGTGGAAGAATCATAAACATGCCTTTCTGGAATGATCTTACCGGAGAGGATGAGAATCTTTCCGCCACTACTGCACTTACTCCAGGCAAAATCTCATCAGGAAAAGACATGGCTGTCTTACTGATGAGAGGTAGAGCTTGGAAAGCAAATGACCTCGAAAAAGCACTTTCAGGTGACGATCCAATGAAGGCAATCGGTGACCTGGTTGCTGAATATTGGGCAAGAAGACTTCAGGTAATGCTGCTTGCATCACTGAAGGGTGTTTTCTCTGCAGCTTCCATGTCAACAAACCTTCTTGATATCTCTGCTCTTGTAGGTGATCTGGCTTGCTTCACTGGCGCTACTTTTGTAGATGCTACTCAGAAGCTTGGCGATGCAAAGGATAA